ACCGTAAACACTTACTGGCGGCACAGAGTCATTGGCAAGCTCGCCACCGTATACGTTTCGCAGGAGGGCCAGGCCTACCGCAAGGCAGTGAACTTATGTCTTATGGAACATGGGGTGAAGACTTACGCGCTCGAGGGGGACCTGCGGGTCGAGATCGAAGTGTTCCCACCGGACAAACGCAAACGGGACATCGACAACCTGCTCAAGTCACTGCTGGACAGTCTGACGCACGCGCAAGTATGGATGGACGACAACCAGATTGCAGACCTGAGAATTTATCGCAACAAACAAATCGCCGGCATGGTGAAAGTGAGGGTATATGAGCAAAGAACATGATCCGCATGATGCAGTTGATTACATTATCAAGCACGCTCGGCAGTTTGCTGACGCCAAAGCACAGCGCGTTTACCTTGAAGAGTTTCGCAAAAGCAAGAAGGCGCTGCTGATGAAGCAATCCATTGAAGGTGCTCTTGGCGCACAAGAGCGTGACGCTTATGCGCACGCTGAATATGTTGAACTGCTTAAAGGCCTTAAGGAGGCCGTCGCAATTGAGGAGAAATTGAGATGGGATCTGATCGCAGCACAAGCCCGAGTGGACATCTGGAGAACGGAACAAGCCAACCTGCGCCTCGAGGGCAAGGCCACGATCTGATGAGCAACGATGGCCGCCACAAGCAAATGCTGGCAGACCTGGCTGACTTCATCGGCGCTGTAGCGTTTGAGGATGACAAGGGCTGGACTGAGGAAGTTTATTCCGAGGGCTGGAGCGCCGGCTTTAGATCAGGCCTGGCATATGCCGCAAAGATTGCGCAATCACAAGGCAGGGGTTGGGGGATAGAACATGCCGAGCAAATACGAAAAGCTTTGTAATCTCAAGCAGGGAAGTTGGTTCATTCTGATCCGATCGGGCGAGGTGCTGCAAAAGCTCGGTCCCATGAAGGACGACTACCGCTTCATCAGTTGCCGGGCTGTCACGGGTGATACCAAGGTGCTTAATTGCTTAGTTGGCGTGGAGACGATCGATGAACCAGGAAGAGAAAAAGCACCTGAGTAAGGTGGCTGCCATTGGCTGTGTGCTGTGTCACTTACAGGGCACACCAGGTACGCCAGCAGAGATCCATCACCCACGCAAAGGCACTGGCATGGGCCAGCGCGCATCTCACTATGACGCAATCCCGTTATGCCCTGAGCACCATAGGGGACGCACTGGCATTCACGGCATGGGAATCAAAGGGTTTACTAAGCATTACCAGGTGGATGAGGCTGAACTGCTGCATGTGACACGCCGTTTAGTTGCCTACCATGACCACTTGTCGGACGGATGGCGTGTGTCCACACAAGTGGATTAAATGAGAGTACAGTTGAGTCTCAGTAGCAAACAACGCAAACCAACCAGGAGCAAACAAATGAAAAACCTTCAAGTAGTCAAAGTAAACATCAAGGGCATGGACGGCTTTCAGATCCAAGGTTTGGAGCGCGCTTGCAGCGATAGTCATTGGGAGCCAATTGCACACGCTGCCATTTTCCGGGATGAAAAGCGTGCAGAGCGCTTCTTGCAAAAGGTTCGTGGAACCAGCCCTTGGAATCGTAATTGGGCGTACTGGGGCGTTCCTCAAACTCATAAAGTTAGTGGTTGCGATGCTTTCCAAGAACTCGTAGCACCCTTCTCAGTCATCTAATCAAACCGGGGCCTCGGCCCCACCACCTGGAGCAAACACCATGAGCAAATTTGACATAACCGTTCAGACTGAAGACTACGAGAGCATCAAACTTAGTGACTACGATGACAACCTTTGGCTGTCAGTGTGGAAGATTGGCAGCCACTGCTCAGTAAACCTAACCCGTGAGCAAGTCATTGAATTGCGTGATGCCCTTAACCAATTCCTTGCCATGAATGAGGTTGCCAACACAGCAGAGAGCGCATAAACTGAAGTTGGCAGTCCATGTGACGCTTTTCCCTGAGATCCTCTGTACTTCCCAACAGAGTTACACCCCCGCCCTGGGGGTTCTTTTTTTGGTAAAGCTGTAGTAAAATCAATCAGTTAGACCTTGCCTTGCGCAAGCAATTGCCACCAGCCCACCAAAACCCTATCATCTGCGGATCTTATGTCACTGGAAGATGTGATGCCCAAAACCGCCAAACCCAAAGCCCAGGCCGCGCCAAAACCCGCGCCCAAGAAAACAGGCCGCCCCAGCAAATACACCCCCGAGATCGCACAAGAGATCGTGGAGCGCTTAAGCAACGCTGAGCCACTGAGACAGATATGCCGAGATGAAGGTATGCCTGATTGGCGAACCATTTATGACTGGATGTACAGGGATGACAAGGAGGTTGCTTCGGGGCGCGGCGTCGGTCTTTCTGCAGCCATCGCACGCGCACGGGAGATCGGATACGACAAGATGGCCGAGGAATGCCTCGAGCTAGCCGACACGCCCAAGTGGGGCACTAAGCAGGTTGAAACTGAAGGTGGCGTCATCGTTACCAGGGAAGACATGCTTGGCCACCGCAAGCTGCAGATCGAGACACGGCTCAAGCTGCTGGCCAAGTGGAACCCCAAGAAGTACGGTGAGCGCCTCACCCACGCTGGCGATGCTGACAATCCCGTAGCCGTGCAGGCTGACGTCAGTATCTTCGATGCCATGCTCAAAAACCTCGAGGCTAAGAGACAGCTTGGGGACAAGTGACCTTGAGGCCCTGCTCAAAGATCCACAGATCCGCGAGCAGTACACCAGGCTAGAGCCACAGGCGGCTGCTGCTTGGGCCTGGCGCATGATGTGGCTGACCAAAGCACTCAAGCACCAGATCCTACCGCACGGTGACTGGTGGTCCATATGGCTCATGCTGGCAGGCCGCGGTGCCGGCAAGACTCGAACTGCAGCCGAGCAGATTGGCTGGTGGGCATGGTCCTACAAAGCCACCAGATGGCTCGTGGCGGCCCCAACGAGCAGTGACGTAAGGGGTACATGCTTCGAGGGCGATTCGGGCCTCCTGAGCGTGATTCCTGCGGTCCTGATCGCTGATTACAACAAGGCCTTGCATGAGATCAAGCTTACCAACGGCTCGCTGATCAAGGGCATACCCGCCTCGGAGCCTGAGCGCTTCCGCGGTCCACAGTTCCACGGTGGCTGGCTCGATGAGTTAGCCGCCTGGGAGTACATCCAAGAAGCCTGGGACCAGATCCAGTTTGGTATGCGCTTAAAGCTGCCCGACATGAAGACCAGGCTGATCTGCACGACAACACCCAAGCCCAAGGACCTGATCATCGACCTGATCAGCCGCGAGGGCGATGATGTGGTGCTCACCACCGCCAGCACTTATTCAAACCTGGATAACCTGTCTGAGAACTTCAAGCGCCAGATCCTGCAGTACGAGGGCACCAAGCTTGGCCGCCAAGAAATCTACGCTGAGATCATCGACCCCGAGGAAGGCGGCATTGTCCAAAGGGATTGGTTCAAGCTTTGGCCTGCTGACAAACCCATACCTAAGCTCGAGTTTGTGGTCCAGTCCTATGACTGCGCCTTCACTGAAAAGACGGTCAACGATCCGACCGCATCAATAACTTTCGGTGTCTTCAAGCCGCAGGACGGTGGCATGTGCGTGCTGATCATCGACGCCTGGCAGGACCGGCTGCAGTACCCCGACCTCAAGCCCAAGGTCATCGACGAGTTCGAGATCATCTTCGGTGAGGGCAAGACCGCCAAGAAGGTGGACCTCGTCCTGGTCGAGGACAAGGCTGCCGGCATCGTGCTGATCCAGGACTTGCAGCGCGCACACATCCCCGTGAGGGCCTACAACCCCGGCAGGGCTGACAAGATCCAGCGGCTGAGCATTGTGGCCAACATCGTGAAAGCAGGAAGGGTGTATGTGCCCGAGTCCAGCAACAGGCCGGGCTATGTCCGCGACTGGGCTGAGGCCATGGTCACGCAGATCTGCAGCTTCCCGAATACCGACCACGATGACTTTTGCGATGCCTTCAGCCAGGCACTCAGATACCTCAGAGATGCAAGCTGGCTCAACATCGACCCGCTACCGCCTGATGATTACGATCCCGAGGATTATGTGGACGCAGGCATTACGAGGACCAATCCGTATGCAAGCTAACCGCAAAGAGTTATCATCCCGCGCAAACGGAGGCCGATGATGCCCAAGCCAACAGACGCGAAGAAGGTACTCGAGATGCTGTACGGTGCGCCTAAGCCTGCCGTCAGCCGCCTGGACATGGGCTTCAAGGATGTCACCAGGCGCATGCCTGAGCTTCAGCAGGCCGCCAGACTTTACGAGCAGGGCAAGATCACCCGCGAGCAGTATTACGCCATCATTGACCAGCTTAAGCCTGTCACACCTTACGAGTTCATACCCAAGCCTGCCACGGCTGAAGAAGCATTGGCAGCACTCACAAGCGATAAGGTCAAGGACTTTGGCCGCACTGATGTGCTTACGCCAGGCGAGACTATCTTGAGCAGGCTCGACATCCCCGCGTACTCGAAAAAGGGCACTTGGGTTACATCACAGCACCGCTTAAAGCCGCCTGCTGATGAGCCTAAGACCATTTACACCCCGACCATGATGCTCGAGGGTGAAACCAAGATGTTGCCCGGCACCAAGGCTGCGCGCAAGGTTGCCAAGGGTGAAGAAAACAAATCATCCTTCGCCACCATCCGCGGCGCTTACAAGCCTGGCAGTGACGAGGAAGCCGTTGAGAGGGCCATGGAAGCCCTGCGCAGCAAGGACTACGCCCAGATCGGCTATGACCCCGAGCGCCGTGGCCACTTCTACGATCGCAGGACTATGGAGCCGATCATCGGCACTGAGGAAGGCATCATCCAGATCGGGCCGCTCGTGCTGGGCAAGAAGCCCATCCGCGGCAATCCCGAGGACTTTGAGTACAAAGAAGGCGGCGCAGTCCACATGCAAGACGGTGGCGATCCCACCCAGATGTTTAACTTCAATCCCATGGCCGCCAAGGCTGCCAAGCAAAAACAAATGCGCGAGTCCACGCCTGAGACACCACTCGGTGCGCTCAGCCGCGGGTTTGCTAGTGGCTTATTCGGCAACATTGAAGACCCAGTACCTTACACCGGCAGCATCATGGAAGGCTCGCCACAGCGCCAGCAGTCACAGGCAAGCCTGCGCGAGATTGGCCGTAATGTCGGCGCGCTGACAGACATCGGCGGCATGGTTACGCCATTCGTCAAGCCTGCAACCCAAGCCATCACACGCGGTGCCACAGCATTAGGTAGAACGGGACTCGAGCAAGTCGATCGCGCCATGTTTGGCGAGGGTCCGCTTGGCAATGCCCTAAGCATGGTAGCGCCACTGAACGTCAACGCGCCGGTCAGCAGGCTTGGCTTTTACAACCCGATCGAAGAGACGGCCACCACCTTGCAGCGCAAGCAAGGACCGGGGCAAGCCTTCCTCAATGAGTTCACACGGGCAGGCATCAGCAAGCAGCGGCTCGAGGAGGCAGGCCTAGCTCAAAAGCTTGCTGCCACGCCCAATGTCACGCGTGAAGAGGTTCAGGCCATGACCAAGGGCACCATGCCCGATGTCGAGGAGGTGGTCCTGAGCAGGTCTGTCGTGCCGCCCTACATGAAAGGGTTTGCCGACCTGCACATGCCAGACCTGAATGTCAATGACTACAGGCAGATCAATCAGTTGCGCAAGCTTGCCGATGAGCGTTATCAGAAGGCCCTTGCGGAAAACGATTTGGACGCGGCTGAGTTTGCGATGAAGGCCGAAGAGGACATCAACAAGTTCAGCAGGACTCACAGCTATGGCACCAAGCCTGGGGAGCGGCTGACCGAGTACCACGAGTATCAAGAGCCGGGCGGCAAAAATTACCGCGAGGTCTTGCTCAAGGTCCCGTCTTCAGAAAAGTACAATGACAACTTCCGCTCGTCGCACTGGTCAGATCCTAATGTCATATCCCATATCAGGATGAATGACCGTGTGGACGCCGACAACAAGAATGTGCTTTTCATTGAAGAGCTTCAGTCTGACTGGGCGCAAGAGGGGCGTAAAAAAGGGTTTGCAGGCAAACCTTTGACAAAGGATGACTTGGTCGCCACGGTTAACAATTCTGCTGATAGGCCGTACTGGGAAGTCCGCACTAAAGACGGCCACTTCATCGCTAACACTGGACTTGGCGACAAAGAGATTAGTGGCGATGAGGCGGTTGATGAGGCTTTGCAACTAATTAAAACGCGTGGCGACAGGCGGACTCCAGCCGGTCCGTTTGTCAAAAACACTAACGAGTGGGTTGACCTGTCCCTGAAGAACATCATCAGGCGCGCAGTCGATGAGGGCTACGATCGCGTTGCATTCATTGACGGCTACAAGTCCTTCCTGCGCTTTCCTCAAGACGCTAAGGGCGAGTCCACTGAAGCAGGGATGCGCAAGTTTTACGATGAAATTGTTCCAGGCAGGCTCAAGGCCCTGGTTGGCAAGGACAATGTCAGGACCATTCCCGGCATCACGCAACAGCGACCACTTGATGTTTCTCTCCAGGGTGATCGGTACTACGTGGTCGACGCTGACACCGACATTGCGATACCAGATCATCCTGGATTCCGAAGCCTCGAAAGGGCCGAGCAATACCTTGACGAGTTGTACAGCAAGTCAAAGTCCATGGATCAGATCGGCTTTGACATCACGCCTGAGATCCGCGAGAAGTTCAGCAAACCCATCCCTTACAAGAAGGGCGGTGCTGTCCGCATCTCTGACAATCCTGACACGATGCTGCTTGAGCTAATGAATGCGCCACGGATGCAGGCCGGCGGCAATCCCACTGACCGCTTCATGGGCAAGACGCCCAAGCGCGGTGTGTCCTCATTGCCAGGCTATGGCCAAGGCAACATTTTGCAAGACATCGAGTCAGTGGCCCCGCGTTTCGCTGGCGGTATTGATGCGGCACTTACGGGCCTGCCAATTGTTGGCCGCACCTTGGTATCACCTGCCGTCACTGCCGGCACCTTTATCAAAGAAGCAATCAAGAGCGGCGACCCTTCAGATACAGGACCATTGCAACGCGCCTTAGAAGCCTCTCAGGACTTCATTACAGGCGATATGAGGCCCATGCAGACGGAGCTTGGCCCTGAGTACCTTGAGAGCACTGCCGAGGGCTTAGAGCGCCTGATACGCGAGTCTAAGCTGCCGCCCATCCTGCCCCAAATGTGGACTCCCGCAGCCATGCCTGGCGCAGTGGGCGCAATTAAAGGTGTGGCAAAAACAGCAACAAAAGCAAATATTCCTGAAGTCTCAGCACCAAAGGCTGCGACAATTCCTGTCCAAGGAGTGACATATGAAACAGCCACAGAAGGACCGTTCTACCGCGTCCGTCCTAGCGTCTCTCAAGCGCCTGCAGGCCAGCGTCGAGGCACGCTCGAAAGCGATGGGACTGAAGCCGGACAGCGTCCCCCAGGAGGAACTGGAAGCGATGTTCCGCAACCAATTACGAATGAAGCAGTACAGCAAGTAATGGCTGACCCGGCGAACTTTGTTCGTCAGTCAGCAGACACTTATGTGCAAGAGGCCTTCGGCAGGCCTTACGAACTACCAGAGATTTCTGAAAGCTCCATTTTCAAGCAGGCGCCCATTGGCCGCGCCTTCATGCTTGCGACCACTGAAGACCCGACATACAAACAAACCATCTTTAATGAATACGCCAGGCAAATGCCTGACGTCGTTAAAGAATCGGGCGCTAAGAACTACGATGAATTGCTGGCTGCGTCTTACAAGCAATTAGCCAAAGAGACCGACGAGCAATTTAAGCGTCTGCCCATAAGCCTTTCGTATCACCGGGCAGGCGAGGGCAACTACCGCAACAGCAAGCAAATGCTGCAGGATGTGTACGGCAATAAGCACCTGTACGTCTTCCAGGGCGGTGATGAGCACCCCTACTTAAAGGCAGTCGATCCTGAAACCGGATTGAATGAGAACGAAAAGTTCCGTGCTGTGCATGACTTCTTCGGTCACGCAGTGCATGGCAACGAGTTTGGCCCCAAGGGCGAGGAGACTGCTTGGGCAGCCCACAGTCAGATGTACTCGCCACTGGCGCAACTTGCGATGAGTGCTGAGACTCGAGGCCAAAACAGCACGGTTAACTACACCCCACTGAATGCCGCACTCAAGCGCACCATCAACGAACTGAACATGCAGCGCTACGAGGCCAATCGCCGCGGCAAAACTGAATTAGTCAAAGAGATTGATGCACAGTTGAAAGAAGCATGGAATGGCTTTCAGTTTGCCCCACAAAAGCCAGTGCTTTTGCCGCCTGAGTTTTTAAGCACAAAGTACGAAGGCGAGATGCCTGATTACTTGCGAGGACTGATCAAGCCTGAAGAGGGCACCTTCGTTAACATGCCCATGATGCACTTCAGCAAGCAGGCAGGGTTGACTGAAACAGATCCGGCGTTTTACGGCACGGGCATCAAGGGCGAAGAGGCCGCGCGTTTAGGTGGCACTGGCTCGGTCAGACCCAGGACTTACTTCTACACCGGCGAAAGCGTGACACCTGAGCCTGGCTTGGGACCCCATCGTTATCGTGCCATGGGTGAAAATCTTTATGACCTGGCGGCTGACCCTCTCATGCTCAACATGCTGGCCAGAGAGACAACGCGCATCCCGATGACGGCAAGCTCTAACAAAGGATTGGCGCAGCCTACTGAGGCAACCAATGCGCTCGAGCGATTAATCCGCGACTATGGATATGCCGGTTACATCAATCCACAGTCAACGAAGCCGAGCGCCGTGATGTTTGGCAAAGTGCCAGTAACCCCTTACAAGCAGGGTGGTCCCATGAGGCGAGTTCACATATCTGACAACCCTGACACCATGGCGCTTGAGTTGGCCATGGGCGGTGCTGTGCGCATGGCTGGTGGCGGTAAGCTTGAGAAGATTGCCAAAGCATCTAAAGCTGTGGCGTATACAGCCCGTGAGCTAAGGAATGAAGCCAACAAAGTAGCCAAGGCCATCGCTAAAGAAGATCCCAAGATGGCGCCGGAAGAGGTGCAAAAGCGCGCCGCTGCAATTGCCGAGAAAAACCTTACTTGGACCAAGCAACAAAAACCGGCCCTTGAAAAGAAATTTGGCAAATTGATTGATGCACCCGCCTCCGCATCAATAGGCGATCGTTTACAGAATGTGCCCGAGGCTGTTGAACGACGCGCCCAAAAGGCCGAAGAGTTCCTCGCGCAACCCACCGAGCCTTGGCGGCCACCGCGTGCTGAACTGCAGGCATTTGATCGATCGCTCATCAAAGACGCCATGGAAGGCTTTCCTGGCATTGAACAAACAGCATTCCCGCGCTACTCGCCCCCAAGGGCCAACATTGGTTACATCGACGAGATTTACCAAGACCCGCGCAATCGAGCACTCATTGAGACGCAGATCAAACGCGGGCTGCCCCTGGGTGGTGAAACTTTTTACCCCTCGCTTTATCCCATGAAGATGGCGGCACTTGAGCGTGGCATACCCGAGGAAAAATTTAATCAGTTTATCTACAGCACTGCTCCGGCGTCGGCGCGCAACTCCATCCTGAATGAAATGGCAGTGGGCCAATTCCTACGCGATATGAATGCGCGAGGCCTGCCGCTTGATGAGGAAACCGTTAAGCGCGAGATGGAAGCATTCAAGCAAAAGTATGGCACTGGTTTGCCACTGATGCCCGTGCATCGCGAAGGCGTGAAAAGTGTGCTTGAGGGCAATCTTGACCTGCGCGAGTTGTCAAAAGCAGACATACCAGTCAATTACAAAATCCCAACATATGGCACGCAAAAGGCCGGTGACTTTGGCAAGTCAGTGGTGCTTGACGTGCATGAAGCGTCGGGCGAAACGCAAGCAAGCCGCTTTCACCCCTACTTCACTAAGCAGGGTGGATTTGGCTCAACTGAGTATGGCGCTGCAGAACAGCAAATGCTGGACATCGCCAAGGGCTTAGGCCTGCCTGGCGGCACGGCACAAGCTGGCCGCTGGTTTGGTGGTGGCGAATTGACCGGGTTAGTATCGCCCCGCGGTGACGCATTAGATTTACTTGAGCGCCAAGCCGCTTATACGCTTAACGGCATGGGCGTGAAGCCCACGCCACGCAATGTGCGCAACTACTTGCTTGACATGATTGAAACGGGCGAAGGTGTCTTGATGCCTTACTACAGCAAAAAAGTGCCGTTGCCCGATGTCCGCACCGAGAAAAAGAAGGGCGGCGCCGTGAAGAAGTCAGCGCTTGATAGCGTTAAACGAGGATACAAACATGCCTGAGATGCCTATTGAGCAGGACTATGGCCGCTTCATTAGCGGTATGGCCGATGACGAGATGCCCGTTGCTGATCTGTCAGCCGAGTTGCCCGATGAAACTGCTGAGATTGAGGAGCTTCCTGACGGCTCGGCAGTGGTTCACATGCCAAGCACCAAAGGGCCGCTTGAAGATCCCGACTTTTACGAGAACCTGGCCGATGTTATCGATCCCCTGGATTTGGATTCGATGGCCATGCGCTACTTGGACCTGCTGAAAAAGGACCAAACAGCACGCGAAGACCGCGATAAGCAGTACGAAGAGGGCATCAAGCGCACGGGTATGGGCAAGGACGCCCCTGGTGGCGCTACGTTTTTCGGTGCCAGCAAGGTAGTACACCCGGTTATTGCTGAAGCTTGCGTGGATTTTGCCTCGAGGACCATTAAGGAGCTATTCCCACCTGATGGCCCAGTCAAAACCAAGATCCTTGGCGAGACTGATGAGGAAAAAACCAAGCGTGCAGAGCGCAAACGCGACTGGATGAACTGGCAGTTAACCGAGCAGATCGAAGAATTCCGCGATGAGCAAGAGCAACTGCTCACGCAACTGCCACTTGGCGGCTCGCAGTACCTGAAACTGTACTGGGACGACAAAAAACTGCGCCCGGTGGCTGAGTTTTTGCCGATCGACAAGGTCCTGATCCCGTTTGCAGCCACGAATTTTTACACCGCACAGCGTGCTGCAGAGATTCACGACATCACTGAGTTTGAATTCAAGCAACGAATCGACTCAGGCTTGTACCGTGACATCAGTTTGACCCGTGTAACCCTGGAACCCGAGCCAACCCGGCCAGAAAAAGCCAACAACAAGATCGAAGGGCGTAAAGCAGAGGAAAACATCGACGGTATGCGCCGTGTTTTTCACATTTACACCTACCTCGAGCTTGAAGATGACACTTATTCCAAGGGTGAGATGGCACCTTACATCC